ATGGACATCATCGACACAGCAACAGAGATTGAAGAGCTTCAGCGTAACGCTGCCCTTTCCGCTCACCGCATCGACCGCAACGCCGTATCAGCTGAGCGTTGTGCGGAATGCGGGGAGGATATCCCGGAGCCGCGGCGCGCTGCCGTGCCCGGCTGCCAAACGTGCGCGGAGTGCCAGAGCGTTATAGAGCTGAAGAATAAGCAGAGGGGGTTGTAATGCAGCAGTCAATTTTAGACATGTGCTGCGGGTCGCGCATGTTCTGGTTCGACAAGCAGGACGAACGCGCGGTGTTCAGTGATATCCGCGCCGAACAGCATGAGCTTTGCGACGGTCGACAGTTGGTTATTAGTCCGGACCTTATTGCCGATTTCCGCGCCCTCCCTTTTGCCGATAACACTTTCCCTGTCGTCGTGTTCGACCCGCCGCACCTCGAGCGGGTCGGCGATAACGCGTGGATGGGTAAAAAGTACGGGCGGCTCAACAAAGAAACATGGCGCGACGATTTGCGTGCAGGCTTCGCCGAAGCGTTCAGGGTGTTGTGGCCACACGGTGTGCTCATCTTCAAATGGAACGAAACGCAGATCCCGGTAAGCAATATCCTGGCGCTTACCGACGAGAAGCCGATCATCTGGCAGCGCACCGGCAAGTCAGACAAAACCCACTGGGTGATCTTCGTCAAAGGTGGTCCCAATGTTCAGGATAATCCAGCCTAATACCTGGTACGCCGATCCCCACGGCGCACCCTGCAAAATCCTCCGCGCAACCCATGAAGTAATCCACTACATCCGCAACGGCCGCACCTGCATTGCCAGCATGGGCCGCTTTCAGCACGAATTCGAGCCACTGACCAAAGCACAGGCTGAGCGGATCGCCGAAGAAATCGAAACAGCAGAACACCTGAAGAAGCTGCGCGCCCAGCGTGCGGCATGAGGAGAGATTATGTCAGACCAAAGCAAATTTTATGATTATTACATGGTTGAGGGCGATGAAGTGAAGTCGCTTATTGCAGGTTATGACGATATCGGAGAGCAGCGTAACTCTATTCTGCCCGAAGCGGCCGGCAAGGTCGGTGCTATTGCGTGGACAACTTCCAGTGGATGGGGTGGCGGAGGCGGCTTGCTTAATGGGTTTGTGTGGGATAAGGGATATCAATTCCCCTGCCCTATGACCATTAAGCGTGAAGAAATGTTTGATGGTAAGCGGGTAGTGCTGGGGAGAGGGAAAGGGAATACGAAAGAGGGCCGGGCTTTCAACAAAGAGCTCGATGCGGTAATGGAAGAGGCCAACAAAAAACTGAAATCTTTGCCTGAGTGGAAAGACTACATCGTTAACCACTACGGCATTATGCGAACTGGTATCGGAGGACAGTCTGGCCGTGGCTTCGGTTTCGCGATGCTATCCACGTATGGCGGTAAGCACCCGGGTCGTGATGACTGCCTGGTATTCGCTATCCCGAACAACAAAGAAGAGCGCCACGGTGAAGTAGAGATACCGGGAAACTTCCAGAAAATAACCTACGGGCAGTTTTACGACATCGTTAACCATCCGAATGAATGACGCAACTGATAGCCAGTTATGAGCTGGCTATTGGGTGCGAAAACTTAGTGCGATAGAATACCGACATCATAAAGGAGGAATTAGATGAAACTGACACAACAGCAGTGCACCATCCTAACTGGCTACACTGGGGTATTGATCGGGAGTTTTTCAGATTTTCAGCAGGATGCTGAGAAACGTCTGGGCAGAACTTTGCTTACCCATGAAATGGCCTCTGCCGAGGTTATGTCTGAATTGAAAGAACTTTATAAAAAAGATTTCCTCGCTTTAATGCCCGAATAGACCGTTCGCCACATCCCTGCCTCACCTAAATAGAACCCGCCACTGAGCGGGTTTTCTTTTGGGAGTTAATCATGCAATTAAACCCCATGACCTGGCTCATCGCCGCACTTATGGCGCTGGGCGCTTTCATCTCATTTCTTCACGAACCGGAAGGTGTGCAATGGCTGCTTTTAATGTTGGCGCATTAGTCCAGAAGAAGGCCGGCGGTATTAATGGCGTAGTGGATAGCCTTCAGGACCCGGACGGCGACCATCCGCAGTTCTGGGTGCGGTGGGACGACCGAAATTATTCAGTGCATCCGGAAAACGAATTACGCGCGGCCACGCCAGACGGTCCGCAGTTTTATAAAACGATGTCATAGGAGCGATCATGAGCGAAATCATTCAAATCGTGCCCAGCGAGTGGGTGACAGAAGACCTGCTTGTGAAAATGACAGGGCTTCGCCCGGGAACGATAGCGCGGGCCCGCAAGAAAAGTTGGCTGTGTGGAAGGGAGTACGTCCACATGTCGCCTGACAGCATCCCAAAGGAAAACAGCGAGTGCTTGTATAACCACAAAGCCATCGATCAGTGGGTTGAAAGCCTCAAAAAGAAACAGCCGGGTGCGCGCCAATGAAGATCCGTTTATGCTTAGCGGGCTCTTGGACGTCAGGAGGGAATAATGGCTAAGTCAGCATACCCAACAGGCGTGGAAAACCATGGCGGTACGCTCCGCATATGGTTCATCTATAAAGGCAGCCGGGTGCGTGAAAGCCTCGGCGTGCCGGATACACCAAAAAACAGAAAGGTCGCTGGCGAGCTGCGCGCGTCGGTGTGCTTTTCGATTAAGACCGGCAACTTCAACTATGCAGCGCAATTCCCAGACTCGCCTAACCTGAAAAGGTTTGGGGTGGAGAGCAAGGAAATCACCGTGCTGGAGCTGGCGAACAAGTGGCTTGAACTGAAGCGTATGGAGATCAGCACCAACGCGATGTCACGCTATGCATCTATAGCGCGCAACATGGTGCCCAGGATTGGTGGGGACAGGCTGGTATCTGCGGTAACGCAGGAAGATCTGCTGTTTATCAGGAAGGAATTGCTGACCGGTTATCACACGCTGAAAGTCGGGCAGAAAACGCCGGTTAAGGGTCGCTCAGTCAGGACGGTCAACAACTACATGAAGACCATGGGCGGGATGTTTAAGTTTGCCGCTGATAGCGGTTATGTACGGGTGAATCCGTTCACCGGGATCGCCATGCTTAAGCGGTCACGATGCGAGCCTGACCCGCTGACGCGCGATGAGTTTGTCAGGTTGATTAACGCCTGCGCCCACCAGCAACTGAAAAACATGTGGTCTCTTGCCGTCTACACCGGCGTGCGCCACGGAGAACTTGTGTCGCTGGCCTGGGAAGATATCGACCTGAAAGCGGGTACGATGATGATCCGCCGGAACCACACGTTAACGAAGGAGTTCACCCTTCCGAAAACAGAGGCCGGGACGGACCGTATCATCAACCTCATTCAGCCGGCGATTGACGTGCTGAAGAGCCAGGCCGAGTTAACTCGCCTGGGTAAGCAGTATCAGGTTGAGGTGAAACTGCGCGAATATGGCCGTACCGATGTGCATCCATGCACGTTCGTGTTCAACCCGCAGATCGCATCACGTAATGGCCGTGCCGGGCATCATTACGCAGTGGGATCGATTAACCAGTCGTGGGAAGCGGCAATGCGACGCGCCGGGATTCGTTATCGCAGAGCATACCAGTCCCGACATACGTATGCATGCTGGTCGTTAGCTGCCGGCGCCAACCCTAACTTCATCGCGAAGCAAATGGGCCACACCGACGCGCAAATGGTTTACCGGGTGTACGGATCCTGGATGGCTGAAAATAACCAGGACCAGGTACTCATCCTCAACCAGAAATTGAGTGAGTTTGCCCCATCCATGCCCCACGCCGTGGGATCGGATGGTTATTAA